CCGAAGCGCGCAAGCGTAGCTGCCACCGCTGCATCCGCCGACGATTTGTCGGTGACGTCTAGACGCTGGAAAACGGCTTTCTCGGTCCCAATCGCCTCCGCGACTTCACGCCCATCCTTCTCGTTGATGTCGGCGACAACGACGGTAGCACCGTCATCCGCGAGCCGTTCGACTATCGCACGTCCGATCCCCGCAGCGCCCCCCGTAACGATTGCGACCTGATCCTCAAACCGCGCAAGCATACTCCACTCTCCTACCACAACGCCAAGGAGAGTATAAAAGGGCGCTGACAGTCGCGCTACCTAGAACGCCACCGTCGGCCGCCAGAACGTGATCACGTCCTAATGGAAAGCCTGCAATTTTTGCGAGCCAAGCGGGTGACGTAGCTGAGGACCGCTTCGGGTCATGTGTTCGACCGATTTCAGCTGGTTTGTCTGCCCTTGATGTCAGCTTTGCCCCAAAAGCGGCTGTCGCCATGGGCGGGCGACCTAGTTGTGTTTGGCCGGTCGCGGTGACGCCCGGTGAGGCCCACGACGGGTTGCTGGCAAACCCTAAGCGCCCCCAAGCGCGACAAGTTTCATCTGCTGTTCGGTGTCAGCCATTGAAAGTCGTCTCCATCAATACGATTGCGGGCCATCGACACAGCTCGGCCGCGCGCTAGAGCGCCGCGCGCCAGCACGCAACGCGCTCCGCATAACTGCCCCGCGCCTCGCTCGCCCAGCGCGGATCGTCGACATAGCCCTGCAGCCGCATCTTGAGCGCCCATGCGAAATGAACCGCGTCGGCATAGCGCGCTTCGCTGCGGCTCACGTCGATCAAGGCGCAGGCGATGTCGTTCCCCACAAGCGGTACGTCGAGTTGCTCAATCAGGGCGTCCAGCTCGGCCAGGAGCTGATCAGGGATGTGCTTCCCCTTCGCGGCCAGCTCCGCAAGGTCCCCGGCGCCGGGGGCGTCTCCTGGGACCTGAGCGGCGAAGTGGGCGATGATGTCTTCCAGAGGGTTGTTCGCCCCGTCAGTCACGATGCTGCTCCTTGAAGCGCTCGGCGCGGGCGATGGTTTCCTGCCAAGCTCGTCTTCGTTCTTGTTCTTCTTCATGCTGTCGCGCGGCAACAGCGCGGGCGATGACTTCATCGATCTGCGCGCCGTCGAGCGTGCGGTGCTGCAGCAGCGCTGCCGCGAGCGCCGCCAGGACATCAGCGTGTCGACGCAGGATTGCACGAGCCTCAGCGCGGCAAGCCCTGATGAAGGCGTCGACAGCCTCGGGCGTTGAAAAAATCAGCGCCGCGAGACGTTGTTCCTGTTTGCGGTCATCGGTTGCCGGCCAAGCATCGCCAAATTCCAGAACCTCGATCTCTGACCCGGCGGCTAATTCTACGCAGCGCGTATGGACGTGCTTATACACCTCCGCAACGTCGTCGCGCGTGTCGCCGTCGCCCGGCATCAGCGTGTCGATCTGTTCGATCACGGAGCTGGTCTGGCCGCTGAAGCGAGCCTCCCACTCCGGTCCCCAACAGAGCCCGTTAAAGCCCAGCTCTGCGTTCTCTTCGACGGTCGCGCCGCCGTAGGTGGCACCGAGGGCACGGCCGACCGTGAGGTGAGCGGCTTCGTGCCACGCGATGCGGCGGTCGCGGGCGTGGGTTTCGACAGCCTCAGTCATTCAAACACTCCAACGCGAGTTGCGGCCGGGTCCCGCCGAAGGAGAAGCAGGTCCCGGCCGCGTTCGACCGAACCGACGCTGCGAAAAGGAAAAGAAACCGCCGCGTCCATCGGGAAACTATTCATCACGGAGCTTGCTCATGCGCGCGATCATACGCTGCCTCGCCTGCATGCGCCCGACAACGTCGTCGAGGTCTGGATCGCGAAACGATAGCGAACGGATCGACGATGCCGCGTCTGCCGGCACGCCGACTAACGACGCCTCGAACAATTGCCAGCGCGTTGCCGTGAAGGTGAGATCATCGTCCCACCGCACGCGGTCTTTGTCGGGGTTGACAACGTCGCCATCGGCATCGGTGATGAGCCATTGATCGACCCTGTATCCCGCGCTGACACCGCTGATCTCGCCGCGCGCGACCATGCCTTCAGCCTTCTGGCCTTCGGGCGTGCCGTTGAACTTGAAGCGGCCGATCAAGGCGCCGCGCTCGAACCAAATATCTACGGCGCGACCCAAAATCGAATTGATGCCGGTCTGCTGATGGTGATCCAAGAGCGGGATGCCCCCGCTCGTCAGGAGCGTGAGGTCGACCGCATCCGGCGCGATGCGCAAGACCTCGGTGCCGTAGGGCCTCGCGACGGGGCTCCCCGTCGAGATCACGGCCTCGACGGTGTGATCGTTCTTGTTGTAGCTGACCGGGCCGCCGGCCGAGCTGTCGTCAGCGGCAAGTCGGCGCAGAAGTTGATGAGAAGACGGCGGCTTGATCATGCAACGCGCCCCGATGGAATTGCGATCACGCGCGCGTCGGCGCTGCGGTCCACGACCCGGAAATCGGCAGCCGCCAGGACATCGCTGTTGGGGCCTGCGTAGTGCGCGCCTGATGCGTCGTCGACCTTGTCGAGATCGCATAGGTCAAGAGCGGCTTTGTTGACATGATGCCCGCCGCGCGCGCCCTTGAGCTGCTTACGGCGGTCGTCGTCCAAAGCGCAGACCGCGCCCTCGCGAAGTCCTCGTTGAGCAGCCAGAAGCGTGAGGTCGCAATCTTCGAACTGCTGACAATGCTGAACGCGACCTTCAGCATCGGTCCAGCGGATCGGACGGAGCGCAAACAGCCGGCGGGTTTCGGGCGCCGGCTCGGCAACGACTGCAGCGACCTTTGGCTCTTCGCGCGGCACTGCCATTTGGCCGCTACGGATCATGTTCGGCCAAGTCTTTAATTCGCCGAGCGAAAAATTAGCGGCAACCTCGACCTGCGCCGTCGCGTTTTCGATGAAGCGCGCCATCTCGGTGCTCTCGAAGTGACGCAGGCGGCCGATGGCCGTCAGCGCCTCGGAGAACGCGCGCGATGTCGCCAGCCATTCGGGCAGCTTGGCTTCGATGGTGGCGACCTGTGCCTCCAAGGCCGTAGCTGCAGCTTCGCGCTCGATGCGGTCACGTTCAGCGTGGAGCTGGGCCTACGCCTCGGTCTTGTGCTGCGACAAGATGCCGATTGCATCGTCGACACCCTGAAGCAGGCTCGCCGCGTCGCTGACTGCGCGCTGTAGTTTGGCGATCTTCTGCGCGTCGATCTCGTCGGCGCTGAGGAAGGCGTCCTCACGGGCCTTGGTGGCCCTGTCCAAGGCCGCCTGCGCCGCGCTGCGCTGGGCGTCAAGCTGTACGCTGCGCTTTGTGAGCGCGGCGATGGTGTCCTGGGTCTTTTGCGTCATGGTCCGCCGGAATGGGATTTTCATGCGAATAGTCTAGGCCGCCGTGGCTTGATTTGTGGAGGGCGCGCACTTGGCGCAGCCCAAGTTGAAGGCGGTTTTCGTTTGGCCGCAGCCAAGATTTTGCGTTTTTCAGCTCACCGCGCGCGCCTTCGCCTCTACGCGCAGCTCCTGCGCTTGCGACCACTTCGGCCACAACTCATCAAAGCGGCGTTCGGCCTTGACGCGCTCGTGCAGCCCGCCACGGTGTTCCTCGATGTAAGCGAGCAGACGCGGCTTGGAGATGATCCACGTACTTAGCCTTGCGCCAATCGGGCGGCCGATGGAGGCGGCATGCTCGGCCCAATTTATGATCGTTTGATCGCTGACATCGGTGATCTTCGCGGCTTGCGTCGTGGTCAGCAAATCGCCGTTGCGCAGGTCGTCGAGCGCGTCGCCCTCAACGGCCGGCGGCGCCCAGCCAAGCAAGGCCAACGCTTGAAGATGGAAGTCGATCAGGAGGCGGTCGCGCTCGGTCATGTTACGCCTTGTCGTCAAATGCGGCAGCATCGATCTCGGCGTTCCCCGCCGCCTCGATCTGGTCGACGGCCGCCAACATCGGCCCGATCTCGGCCTCCATGACGGCTTCGATTTCCGACGCTGTCATCTCGGGCGCAATGCGGTCTGCAACCGCGCGAGCAAGCTCGTCACCGAGCGCGGCAAGCGCGGCTTTGAGCGTCCTGGTGATGCGGACGGCGTCGACCTTTCGGACGTATCGGCTCACCTCGATCCTCCATCGTCAGTCGCCGCAGCGGCGTCGGGTGCGTCGTCGTCAGCCATGTCGTCTTCGGACCATGACGGCTCGTCAGCCGAGAGGATCGGCCGCGACAACTCTTCGAGACACTCATAAATCTCATCACGCGCGGCCGCTTCGACTTCAGGGCCGAACACTGCGAGCTTGCCGGGGACGGCAAGGCTGCGCTCCCGGAACGCCGCGAGCACGACCTCCACGCCCTTCATCACCAAGTCGAGCGGCACGTACTCGCTGCGCGCGACCGCGTTCTTAAGGGCGACGGCGTCGGCTTGCAGGCGAGCCAAGCGCGCGCGCTCGGCAGCAAGCCTTGCCTCGTCGCCGTTGCCGCGCCGGCCGTCTGGCTTCGTTTCGTAGGCTATGAGAGCTTTGACGACTGTCGCGAGCCGGTACAACGGCCGCGATGCCGTACCGGCGTCGGCCGGCGTCGAGCGCAGGACGCGAGCGAGCGTTGCGCGGTCTTTGCCGATCATCTCGGCGCACTTGTTGATCGTGTATTCGTACACGGCTTACCTCGTTAGCTTGGATTGGAACTAATAGAGACCTGCGGGCTATAGGTAGGATGGTACTTAGTTATGGTATGGGGCTACGCCGGACCCGTGTTGCCCCTCCTTGGGAGAAGGACCCGTAAAGGTTGTGCGATTGGTAGCCTTCGCTTCCTCATCCTGCTCGCCCCGGCGGATCGGCGCCCCGAGCACCGCCATGGTCACCGTCGCCTTCGGTGCCGGGAAGCGACCGACATGAGACATGAGGTGGCGCAACCAACAGCCGCCCCAAGGCGTTTCCACGTAGCGCGGCGCGCTTGTCAACAACCACCCCAGCGCCCGCGCGGGCCACCGGGTGCCGCCGCCCGACAACCCGGTGGCCGCAGGCAACCATTCGCCGGGCAGTCGCGTTATCCTCTTGCGGGCTGCGTCCCCGCAGGCGCGATCACTCGGTGACACGTCCGGGAAGGGGTGAGGTTGCCGGTGGTCGCGCTTGACCTTAGACCGCGCCGATGACGGTTCGCCGCCGCCGTCGCGGCCGTCACCGTCGCCACCGATTATCGACATCGGCATGGAATGCCGACACCGACCTGCCGAGGGCACGTCCCAAGGGCAGGTCACTTTGTTTTGCCACTCTCCCGTATACATCCTCTTTTTCCCCTCTTTTCCCTTCTTTCTCTCCCTTCTTCTGTGTTTTTTATTTTGAAGATAGAGAAGTGCCCTTGTGCCCTTTTCCGTCCAACCCTCTGTGCTGCCTTGGCTTTCGCTCGGGGCACTTCGGAGGGCACTTCGCTATCGAGGGCACATCGAAGTGCCCCACCAAAAGGGCACTTCGATCAAGGGCACTTCGCAAAAACAAATGTGCCCTCTCAGAAGGGCATGTCGCCGTCTGGCTTCGCATCGCCAGCGTCGACATCACAGATGCGGTTGACTTCGCCCTTCGTTGGCGACCTTCCCGGCGACCCGTTCTTGAGCTGCTGTCCATTCCTGTGGAGGTCCCAGAAGCGCAACCCTTCATCGGTCAGGGCGAAGCCCGTCAGGAAACGGTCGTCTCCGCTCTTCTGGTTGCCGATGGTGTCGCCATCAAAGACGCTGCGCAGCTTCGGAAAGAGCGAGCGAGCGCCCTTGGCGCGAGCCTCTTCACCCTCCTCCTCGCGCTGCCAACCGTGATAGGCGCACAACACGTCACCGCGCTCGACCTTGAAGTGCGGTGACGGCTTGATGGCGATCCTGGCGAACTCGGCGACCGGGTTATTGCCCTCCTTGAACTCGCGGACGGCGGCGGCCACCTCTGGCGGCAGGTCGAACGAGCCCCGCTCCAGGAGCCGCGCAAGGCCGTCCAGCGCCCAGTTGAGAACGCCCGACGCTTCAGTCTCCATGATGTGGGAGCCGATGCTGTGCCCCACTGGAACGCCTAGAGCGACACGTATCTCGACCGCTTCCCGCTCGGTCACGACCTTGTCGAGCCGCAGCACGATGCAGCGGTTATAGACGGCGTCGGAGTGGTCGCGGGCGTGAGGCAAGCTGTTAGCCGTGAGCATGACCGGGATGTTCAGTCTGGTGTTCAGAGCCTTCTGGTTCATGCGCCGGATCGACACCGGCTCCCCGGTGACGATCACCTTGAAGCGTTGCGGGTCGATGGTGTCGCCCTCGTTTACGGCGTCGTCGCGTATCCACGCCATGGCGTCGATGAAGTTCATCATGCCGAAGGTCTCGCTGATCTCGGAGACTGCGGGCGACGCAATCGGCTCGCCGATCAGGATGCGCGCGCAATTCGACAGCTCAGACTTGCCCGTGCGAGATTTGCCGACCACCATAAGCGCCTTGCGCTGTTCACGCGTCAGGCGCGTGATGGCAAGCGCAGCGCCGAGCCATTCCTGATACATCGAGATCGCGGCCTGTGGCGACGCATGCAGCGAGAACATCGAGGTCAACAGCTCAAGAAACTTCGGGCACGCGGCGCCGACCACATAGTTTGTCGTGATCTTGCGGCGAGCAAACCAGTGCGGCGCGTGCGGATGCAGCTCGCGGGTTTCAATGTCCAACACGCCGTTGGCGCAGACGATCACCTTGGCATCGGCCCACTCGACCTTGCGCTTGAACAGCTCAGGGTGCTCGACCAGCAGCTTCCAGCAATTATTGAGAGCAGATGTTTTCTTGGGCTCATTGAGCGCGTCAAACCCGATCTGGATCAACGAGCGCAGCCACTGTTCTTCTGCCGGCGTCATGATATGCCAGACGCCTTCTTCGTAAATCCAGACCTCGCCCTCAGCCAGCATGATGTCGCGGCCATCCCTGCGGATGGCATTGATCAGGCCGCCAACAACGACGGCAGGCACGTCCTTCTTTATCTTGACGCTCGTCGGCAACTGCACGACGTTGCCGCCGTCAGCCGTGGCGGCTTTTGCCGTCGCCCCTTGCTGTTCGACCTCCTTGCTACCCTCGACGAGCTTCAGCTTCGGCTTCGGCTTGCGCTCCTCGACCGGATGCTTTTTCAGCCACGTCGCGCACATGCCGCGCAGCTTGCGTACCTCGCGCTGCCAGTTCCAGCGCTTGCCGTAGTCGCCGGCCGCGATCATCGTCGCCTTGAGCACTTCATCGACAACCTCATCGACGGGCACGCCGTGATTGAGCATCGAGGCGGTGACCGCGAGCTGGGTCTGATGGATGGAGCTGTCGCCCGTGCCCATGTACATCATGCCGGCCAAGCGCTTCTCGACATCGATTGGAGCCTTGATGCCGTGCCGCTTGCCGTAATCCTCGAACCACTTGAACTCATCGATCTCACCGACCGTCTTGGCATGCTCACGGGTCTTGCGCAGCATCACAGGTGTCTGCTCGCCGAACCACTCTTCGAGATCGTCAAGCTCATAGCGGCGCTCGGGATGCAGCTCGACGATCTCGACCTCCTGCCAACCGATATGCTCCTTGCTGTTGTGCGAGCCCGGCAGGCGCATCACCCGCGACACCTCGCAGACGACGAGATCGCCAGCGACAACATCGGCAAGCTGGCGCAGCGCCGCCTCGATGCGCTCCATCTCCGCTTGCGTGTCGACCGGCTCCCTCAGCAGCCAATAGCAATGCACGCCGCCACCCGACAGCACGGTGATGCTCGGCAGATACTTGAGCCGCGCGAGGTATCGCATCACGAACGACACCGGGTCCTCGCCGAGCGTGTCGAGGTCCTTGAAATCGATGTCGGCGTGCAGGCAGGTGGTCTGCGCGATGTTCTCCTTGGCGCGACGCTGCGCGCCGGCCTTCAGGGTGCCGACGCAGACGAACGCGCCGCGCCCTGGCTTGTCCCAGTTGGAAAGGAATTTATCGATTGCCGTCGAGCTGCGCCCGATGGTGTGGCGCTCGGGTCCTTCGTCGCGCTCATTGGTGAATGAGCAGACATAGGTCGGCCCTTCGGTGTGGGCGAACAGTGCCTTGATGAAGTCGAGCCGCGACAGCGCGGGCTGCGCGCTGGCGATCTTCTTCTGGCCTTCTACCGCTTCAACGTTACGAAGTTGCGCATACGAGGCAATCAAACCGCCCTTATCGCGCCACTCGCAGAGTGCAGCCCAGCGTTCGTCATCAAGCTCGCGGTCGTCAGGGTGGCGGTCGCGACCAGCACTGCGTGCGTCCCATGCGTACTGGACACAAGCACGGCGGAGCGGCCATTGGCGCCATTGCTCGTGCGGCGTGGCGTGGTTGAAGTCGGTGGCGATCATGCCCGTGCCCCCGCGTAGGCGAGGCTGGCAATAAGGGCGGCCGTTGCCGGTGGCATCGCGAAACGTTGAAGCAAGCGACGAACTTGAAGCTCGACGGCCTGCGGTGAAAAAGAAGGAGCGGAGAGCGCGGCGGCGACTTGCGCGGGCGCCGTGGCATCGGTAGAAGGCATTTTCTTGTTCCTGAACACTGATTTGAGGGCGGCTGGCGGCCGCCCTTTCTTTTGGAATTAATCTGTGCGGCTCATCCGCACCAAGCGGGGCTCGGTCGAGGTCGCGGCCTGCTGCAGCGTTCCGCGCTTGGCCTCGACTTGCTCAAGGTGCTTGCCTAACTGAATATGCTGCCGTCTGAGTGCCGAGATGAACTGTTCAGCGGGGCTGTCACTGCAGTGCTCGACAAAGTCAGTCAGCTCACCAATGCGCTCGTGCATCGGACGCAGCGCGTCGAGCGTGGCCGAGAGCTTGATAGCCTCGTCATCCTGCGTGCGCGTGCGGACCCTTTCGCCGCGCTTGGCCGCTCTCATCTCCGATTTCGATTGCACGTTATGCGAGTGAGCGATGCGCGCGCCCGCAAGTTTGGCTTGCAGCCGTAGGGCTTGGCGCAGCTCGCTGGTGACGCCGAGCGCTACCTGCTTCTGGATGTCCGGTGCGTGCGCAAACTCCTCGACGACCGCCTGCACCATTTCTTTGATCTCACAAGCGGTCAGCTCCTTGGCGTTCTCTTCCGCCTTGACCGCGCTAACGTCCTGCCCGGCAGCGGCGCGCTCGATCAGAGGCGCGCGCTGCTCGGGCGTCATCTTAGCGAGCGCATCCAGCTCAACGCCTTTGTCGAGCGAGGTGCCGGCAATCTTGTCGAGATCGCCGGCTAGTGCTTCGCCACGAGCGGCATCGAGCTGAACAGCCCGCTCGGACTTTCCCGTTTTCTTGGCGGTATCGGCGGTGAAGCGGGCGGTGGAAAGGTCGCAAGATTTGCGACCTTTCTTCCCGGCTCTAGCGCCTTGTTTAGTTTCTGGGTGGGCCTCCTCATAAATCTTCTTGCGACGCGCCGTCAGGCTCGAACGCTCTGCCGGCGTCAGCTCGCGCCGGATCAGGTTCTCATCGATCTCGGCCAGTTCACGCCAGCGATCCATCTCGTCGCTCTCGTCGGTCTCGACGATGGCGGCGATGGTTTCGTGCTTGAGGCGCTTGCACGCCTCCAAGCGATTGCGACCCGCCACCAAGACCACGGCGGGGCTCTTGCGTGATCTGCGGCAGACGATGATCGGCTCAAGCAGGCCGACCTCCTTGATGCTCTCCGCGAGCTGGTCCACATGCGAGGGGAGAAGCGGAAGCCTGCCATCTTCAACGTGGATGACCTTGAGCAGGATTTTTTCGTAGCGGCGGGCCACGTCGTTACCCTCTGATCGCCTCGGTGCCGCGCGGGCTGGCGTCGGCCGTGAAGGCCAGTTCCATGAGGCGCCTCACAGCCTCGGGCCGGGTAGGCAGATCGGCCTGCATGCGTCGCCAGCCATCGAGCTGGGCAAGCGCCGGGATAGGCAGGCGGACAGAGAGCTGCTCGCCCTCGACCAGAGACGCGGGGCGCCCAGGCTTGCGGCGGATGGGCTGTGTTTGTGTAGGCATTGGGTCACCTCTTGTTGCGGGAGTGGCCTCGCGGCGGGGTGACCTTGCTAATAAGGAAGGGCCCTTCCGCAGGTCAACAAGTCGCGTTTCGTCAGCTCGCTTGACGCTTGCCACTGTCAAGACTGAGAAAGCCCTGCGCCGCTGTGGTTTTTTCAATTTGTCAACTCGGCAGGTCCGGGTGTGCATCCCCAAAAAAGCGCCGACTGCTTGTTGAAAACCTGCCTTGGAACAGGTTCCGCGAGCTGATCAAGCCGCCGCCTGCGCCGCCGACGCCTTGCGGCGCCCCGCGCCAATCGGCACGCCCATCGCCGCACGCCGCGCCAGCTCACCGGCTTGCCGTGCGGCGGCCAGACGCTGGCGGCGGGCGCTGGCCTCGACGATGAGGTCCAGCTCCGCGTAGCCCGCCATGATCGCGTCGAGCGCGGCCGAGCCCGACGCCGGCATGAACACGTCGGACAAGTCGATGCCCGCCCGCTCGGCACTGGCGCGGACGGCTCGCACCAAGCGCGAGATGTTCACGGTCACGACACGCGCGACGGTGTAGCCCTCGACGCCGACATCGGTCGTACTGCAGGCGAGAACAGCGGGGCGCCCATCGCTGTCGCGGGCAAGTTCGACGACACCCACGAGCGCGTCGGTCGCGCTATGCTCGGCTGCGCTGATGGCCCGCAGCACGCTGCCGCCGAACATCAACACGAGCGACGCGGCCTGCGTCGCGCCGAACGTCTTCGCCAGCTCGACAGTCAGCTGCACGGCGACGGCATCCTCCGGGCGATACCAGTCGCGCGCGCCGGCATCGCGGCGGCTATAGGCCATGGCCCACTGACCGCGTCGCTGCTTGGTGTTGAAGCCGTGCTCGGTGTGGCCGGTGATCGTGAGCAGCTCGGTTCGGGTCAGTCGCATGTGCATGTGGGCAGGTTCCTTTCAGGAAACAGCCAGCGACGCCCGCCGCGCGAGGTGCGCGGGGCGCGGTCTGGATCAGGGGCTTGGGGTGGTCAGCGCAGGGAATAAAAAAGCCGCCCTGGAGGCGGCTGGATCGTGGTCTCGGCGACAACTGAGACACAGGTTGCGCTTAATTTGTGTAAGGGGGGGGGTCGCCGGTCGGGTCAAGGCTGCATGGGCGGCTCGCGGTTCTATCCACAGCAGCGCGACGATGATCGCGCGTCGAGGTGACAGCGGGCGCAGATCAGGCCGTACCTTGTGTGTGGGTCATCAAGCGCGCCCTGTCAAGTCTTGCTCGTTCGGCCCGCGTGGCGATAAGGAGCAGCGTTGCGTGCCGCTGGCGCCGCGCGGCAGTAGGAAGGCTGTAGGAATGTTCATAAGCTGGAGTTTGCTCGCTCTCATCGTGGCCTATGTCGGGTACTGCCACTACAAAATTGGCAAGCTGCAAGACAAGGTGTCAGAACTGGATGGCGACCTTGATTGCAGAGGGTCTGGTGTCGAAGCGGCGGGATCGAGCGTATCAGGCTGGATAGTCGAAGCATTGGATCAAGGTGAAAAACCAGCAGCATCCGGCGATGCAACGCGGAGAAGATTGGGCGCGGTGATAAACATACCTGTCAGAAAATTCAAAAGCATGGCAGTCGCGCTCAAGACGCTTGGGCCGTACATTAAAGACGCGACCCATCTTCAGACCGGAAAGCCATTTCAGAATTTCGGCGACATGCGTTCGCGGGAGGCGGTGGCGAACTGGCTGCTGTGCGCGACCGCTAATGCTATTGATGGACGCAACTTGTCGCTTGCGAGCACAAGCGATCCGATTGGCGGTGATGGCATTATCCACGACGAAGACACCGGCGAGAGCTTTCCGACCGAACACGTCATGGTTCCGCGCCAGAGTGGTGGCGCCAATGCCGATCCGCAAGCGCTTATCCTGAAAGCCATTGACGATAAGCGAAAGAAGGGCGGCGCGGCTTACGCGTCGGCAAAACGCTGGTCGTGTTTGTCAACGCTGAAACAGATGAATGGTATCCAAACAAAGTCGCGCGGGCTTTGCCCGATCCGCTCTATTTCGCGACCGTGTGGGTGGTCAGCCTGCACGGCGTGATGGACGGCGCTTACGCATACAATGTCGCTCAGCTCGACATGAGCGACGGCAACGCGCCTGTTTACCGCATTCAGATCAGCAAGGATTTCGATGACTGGCAAGTAGAGACCGTGCAATAAGAAAATTCACCAAGGTCTCGCGCGGGTATACGCAGCGTCTTGATCTTCCGCAGCGACCCACTGTCGATACGGAGCCGACGATGATAGACCCTAAAAACGTTCTGAACGACTTCTATAATCTTTGTGTCGAGGCCCGTTGTGACTTCGACCTTTATCGCTCGATGTACGAGGAAAACCCGGCGAACACCGCACTTTGCGTGGACTACGCGCCGTATTTCTTCAACGATTTTAATCGCATCATCACTCGCATGCTTGTGCTCCACATCTGCCGAATTACCGACCCGGCAGGCAGCGGGTCAAAAACCAATCTGACGACGAACTACATTTCGCAAAATCTGCCGTGGCGTCCTGATGTGAAACAGCGCCTTGAGAACTTGAACAATCGGCTCATGGCGTTCCGTGCAAAGCTGGAGCCTGCAAGGAGCAAGCGCATTGCGCACACTGACCTCCATAGCCAATTGAACCGCCCAGATGCGATGGGACGCTTCGATAAAGGAGAAGACGCAAGATTTTTTCTCGATCTACAGAGCTTCTATGATGTCGCCTACCGTCACGTCTTCAATGGCTCCGCACCGCCGATTGCAGTAGGCGGGTCGATAGACACCTACAAGGTTATCCGTGCCGTGAAAAAGGCAATCTTGTATGATCGCTGCCCTCGCTGCGATGAAAGCGTCAAAGCTACCGACCTGTTGGATTTTGAAGGACGCTGATTACAGAGGAGCTGGTGTCGGGCCGGGGCCGCCTACTGAGTGGCCGTGCAATTGACCGGCACTGACCAGCCGTCGTAATCCTATGAAGTAAGCGAACGAGCTAGTGGCAGGCGATGCGTGGTGGAGCGATAATGCGTGGGTGGGCTGCCCTCGTTCTCATAACGCTTTGGTTCAGCACCCCCGTGCGTGCGGACCAATTGGAAGATGCCGTCGCCGCCGAGCGTCGCGATGATTGTTCGACAGCCATGTCGCTATATCGGTCGCTTGCAGCCCAAGGTGTTCCAAAAGCGTTTTCGAGGTTAGGTTTTTTCAGCGAGATAGGTTGGTGCACGAAAAGAGATTGGGCTGAGGCGGCGAAATGGTTCGGCAAGGCCGCAGATGCTGGCGACAAAGATGCCGTGGCGACGCTCAGTTACATAGGCCGAAACTGGAAGTACATGTATTATGGCGAGCCTTTCGATCCTAATGTGTACGCCCTCGTCGAGAAAGCAGCGAAAGGTGGCAGCGCCGTCGCGCAAAAACGGCGATCAACGCCGGCCAGTGGCCCGACGATGTGCGCTTGTCCGACATCGAGGATCGCTTTACCTGCTCGTCGTGCGGCAAGCGCGGCGCCGACGTGCGGCCGGGGTTCGGGGAGGACAGCGGCCGGCGCGCCGGGCAAAAGAAGAGGCCGCCCGAAGGCGGCCTCGCGGAGGGTGGACGCGCTGTACTACGTGAATTTAGGCGACCAATTGCAGGGTAGGCTTGCCCGGCAAAATGTAATTGGCCCAATCGGTCAGCGCGGCGCGGCGCTTCTCCAGCATCTTGCCTTGCCGGTAAGCGCGCTCAGCTTCTCCGCCTTCGATGTGATGCAAGCAGAACTCCAGCGCCTCGCGCGAGTGCTCGGAGATGTCGTCGCCCCAGGAGCGGAACGAAGAGCGGAAGCCGTGCACGGTGCAGTCGGGGCGGTTGGCCGCGCCGGCCTGCAGGTATTTCAACATGGTGTCCTCGGAGATCGGCTGACCGATCTTGCGACCGGGAAATACGTAAGTCGAGATCGCGTCCGTCTTCATATCGCGCAGCAACGCGAGGGCAGGGGGCGACAGCGGGATTTCGGCATCGAGGTTGTTCTTCATGCGCCGCTTGTCGAGGTGGATCACGGCGCCATCGAGATCGACCTCGCTCCACACCAGCTCGCGCACCTCGTCGGTGCGCAGCACGGTCAGGATCACAAGCATCAAGGCTTTGGCGGCGACGCTTCTGGAAGCGCGCAGGATGGGCATGAAGGCGGGCAGTTCGGTGTAAGGCATCGAGGGCTGCGGACCCTTCTGCTTGCCGCGCGGCGGCAGTTTCGGCAGCAGGTGTTGCAGGTTGTCCTTCCAAGCGGCTGGGTTGCCCAGGTGTGCGGGACGGTGATCGAGCGCAATGGCGGCTGAGAAGGTGCGCTCCCAGCGCCCGCGCAGCTCGCGCGCCATCGCGGGCGCTCTCTTATAGTGTGGATCGAGCGCGGCGAGCACCTCGGCGGTGGTGATCTTGTCGATCCTGATGCTGCGGATCGGCGCGGCGTTCACACCCAGATCGCGGTCCCATTTTTCCATGGTCTTCTTGTTCTTGATGCCGGTCTTGAAGGTCGGCAGCCGCTCGTCGGCGAACGCGCCGAAGGTCGGGATCACTTTATTATCTTGTGCCTCCGCGTTGAGGACGCGCTTGGGGTCACGGCCCTCGCGGGCGGCGGAACGGATTTTCTCGGCCTCAATCCGGGCGTCTTTGAGCGACACATCCTTGAGGCCGCCGAGCCCGATGGTCCTGCGCTGATCGGTTCCCTTGACGGTGTACTTCATCACCCAGGATCGGGAGCCCGCCTCGGTGACGACGAGCGCAAGCCCGCCGCCGTCATTGTGCCAGCCGGCTTCCAGGCTGGCGAGTTTTGCGGGGTTGAGATTGTGCATGTCGGCTCTCTCTTTATTAAAGTGTCCATTTTCTGATCGACGCCGTGCGCGCCAGAAAAGTAATGTCCATTTTCTGACCGACGCCGCGCGCGCCAGAAACTCGGGACGCGGGGCGTTGACTTCAAACGAGAAATAGAAAGCCGGGTTTTCGCCGTCAGCGAAATCCAGAAAGTGGTGTTTTTAGACGATTTTCACCAACTCGGATTTCGCGCTCTCATATGATCAGGCAAGACACGACATGACCGTGAATGAAAGAAACCGCTTAGCCGCAGGCACTTCTTGAAACAGAACCATGAACCAGCATGACGCTACGGATGCCAAAATGTCATTCATAAACTTTGCGACTGCGCGCCAGAATATGGTCGACGGCCAGGTGCGC